AGGATAGCAATACAATAGTACAAGCATGAGTACATTAACAGCAAAAATACAATTAAGGAGAGATACATCAGCAAATTGGACTTCTAATAATCCTGTATTATTAGCTGGTGAAATTGCAATTACAACTGATGTTTTATATTCAGGCACAGACCAGCCAAGAATGAAAATAGGTAATGGTACTGATACATGGTTAAATTTAGATTACATTCCATTAGGAGGTTCTGCAAATTTACAAGCTGTTACTGATTTGGGAGCTACAACAACAAACGCTATAAATACAGCAGGAATAACAAGCGATTATTTACAATTAGACACTACTGCAACAAATACAAATGCAGTTGGCAAATTAGTTTGGAATGATACATTAGGAACTGGTGAAATAGGTTTAAAAGGTGGTAATATCAATGCTAAATTAGCACAGGATTTATACGCAAGGGTAGTAAATAAAACAACTCAAAATTTATTAAGAGCTAATTACCAAGCGGTAAAAGTACAAAGCGCACAGGGGCAAAGATTAGCTGTTAATTTTGCACAAGCTAACAATGATAATAACAGCGCAGATACAATTGGAATTGTAGCTGAAAATATTGACAACAATCAGGAAGGTTTTGTTATTACAGTTGGACAAATTGAAAACATAAATACAACTGGTTCTTTACAAGGTGAAACATGGGCTGATGGTGATGTAATTTACTTAAGCCCTACAACGGCTGGTTCATTAACTAATGTAAAGCCTAACGGAAGTACAGGACATATAATTGTAATTGGTTATATTGAGTATGCTCACCAAAACAATGGTAAGATATACGTTAAGATAATGAATGGTTGGGAACTTGATGAACTTCACAACGTTTATATTAATCAGGGAACTTTAGCAAACAATGATGCTTTAATTTATGAAAGTTCAACACAACTTTGGAAAAATAAAACAATTGAAACTGCATTAGGTTATACACCTTCGCAATTTAGTATGATTCAAATGTATATGGGATTACCTTCATCTACGTTTAATCCTGCGGATGCAACTGTATATTACTTTGCTATTGCTGCAACTCCTGCTACTGGTGTGGCATCATTTAGAGCTATTAATGTTACCAAAAATATAACACTAAAAGCTATTTCATCTTTAATTAGTGTAGTTTCAACAGTTGGTAGCTCGGAAAATTCAACTTTAGATTTTCAAGTGTACAATCAAAGCTCTGTTTTACAAACAACTACAAATATAACAACGACATTAAAATTTGATAATGCATCAAAAATAAACATTGATAACTTTGATAATTTGAACATAGACATACCAGCTAATTCATTAATTGTATTAAAATTAACAACTGCTACTTTTGTTACAAATCCGACAAATATTTATGGTGTATTTAATCTAACATTTAATTAATATGTACGAGTACGAGATAAAATTAGAAAATGGTAAATTTAATATATACTATTATATAGATAAACAAATAGACACAATAGAGTTCTATGGTTATTCAATGAATGATCCACAATTAATCATTCGTTATGGTTACAAAGAAATAAAATAATGGTACTTTAAAAAATAAAAGACATGGCAAACGCTTTAAGATTAACAGCTAATGGAGGTTGTGAATATATTGACAACACAAACGCAAGAACGGGTAAAAAATATTATTGCTTTATCGTTCAAGCTGATACAGTAGTGGCTACATTAACAGGTGGCTTTGCAGGTGATACAACAACAAACTATTTAACATCAATTGGTTTAAGTGGTAAAACATTAAAACAAGGAGCTATTATTTACGCACCTGGTGATGCTGTTTTCACTAACCTTACTTTAACAAGCGGAACTATTATAGCTTATTCAGAGTGATTTTAGAAGGGTTATCTGTTAGAAATTATCCAAGATGCTGTTCTGTTAGAAATCTTAATTGGGTAACTACGGAAGGAACATCTAATGTAAGTGATTACCCAGCTTATGGACTTTATAACTATTCACATACAATGTTTATTTTAAAACAAAGTGAGTTAGGAAGTCAAAAGAACATAACAGGATTACAGATGCACATGGCAGGTTATTCAGCAGGATATTCTTATAATAACCAAACAATTAAAATTGCTCACATTACAGATAATCAATTTGGTACTAATGTTCAAATAACAAATACAAATGGAGATGTAAGTGGGATTGCAGGATTAAAAGACTTGCAAACAGTTAAAACTTTCAATTGGTCAGTTACTTCAGGTTATAATAATATAAATTTTAGCAGTAATTTTTGTTACAATGGAGTTGATAATCTTTTAATTATTTGGATGAATAAAGATGCAAGTTGGCAAAGTGGTTATGGATGGGCTGAGTGTCATTCAACAAGCGCACAGTTTTTAAGTTGGTACAAAAATAATGATGCAAGTTATCCAACAGGGTTGGGTACAAGAAATTCATCAACAAGACCTAACATGAAAATCAATTATTAATGAATCAATTAAAATTAGAATTAAGCCAATACGGTGAAATAATTAATTGTGAAGATTATCAAAAGTATTTTTTAGTGGTACTTTATAATTGGACTGAAAGCATTGAAACGTTTCATAGCATAGCAAATAAGTATTTAACAGGGCAAAAAGTTTGCACCTTAGAAAATGGAGTTTTAAAGTCTGAATATGATTGGAACTAATTTAGCAATAACAACTAAAAATTATGCAGTTGCAGGCGGTGTAACTTATGATGCTGATGCTTTAGCTTACTTTACTGCTAATACAGCCATAACAAGTGATGCAGATAAAAACGCAATTAATGACTTTTATTTAGGGCTTAAAAGTGATGGTATTTATACAAAACTAAAAGCTATGTATTTATGGAAGTGGGGTTCAGCAAGTTCGGATAAATGGAATATGATTAACCCACTTGATACTGATGCCGCATTTAGGTGTAATTTTGCAACGGGTTTTACTTATTCAACAAGTGGAATAACAGGAAACGGTACAAGTGCATATATTGACACTTTTTTAAATCCAACAACTACATTATCATTAAATGATATTTCGTATGGTTTTTATTCAAGAACAGCAAGGGTAGGCAATACCTCAAGAGCTTTAGGAGCGGGAGCAACATTAAATATGCAATTGAGAACAAGTACAAATAATTGTCAAATATATGTTAATAGTGGTTCGCCTACTTTTTCATTAACAGACACACGGGGTTATTTTCAAGGTTCAAGAATAAACTCAACAAATGTTAATTACGGAAAAAATACTTATAGTGGTGGAAGTCTTACAAGTACTACGATTCCGAATTTTAAATTTTATTTTTTTGCTTATAATAATAGTGGAACTGTAACTGGATACGATACTATACAAAGCCCATTTGGTTATATTGGAAGCGGTTTAACACTTACAGAAATGTCAAATTTTTACACACGATTAAATTCATTAATGACTTATTTTGGAATAAACGTTTAAATTATGGAAGGCAGAATAGTAACAAACGAACAGGCAGAACAATTACAAGGAGTTTTCATTGATAGTGATACTTTCTTTAATTTCGTTCAGGATATTAATGGAATTTATTTTTTATTTTTAAGTGAACAGGATGAACAAGATATAGCAAAGACTGAATACGCACCTTTGTTGCAAATACCTTTAAGCCCTTACACACCACCAATTAATTAATTATGAAAGAGGCATTAGACTTAATTAAGAAACATGGCGCAACTGCTGTTTTAGTATTGTGGCTATGGCATACTCATACGAGAGTAGAACATTTAGAAGCTAAATTATATAATTGCTTAGAACGTGAAAGATTAGAACAATTGTATAGTAAACCAAACGAAGCTGTACTACCTAAAAAAATAGAAGATGAAACTAAAAGTAGTTAGGGAAATAAAGAACGATGTTTGCACAATTGGTAGTTTATTTATCAATGATGTATTTTTTTGTTACACATTAGAAGATAAAGATAGAGGATTAAAACAAAGTGATTCTTTACTATTTATTCAAGCAAAAAAGATTTTCGGACTTACTGCAATACCTTCAGGATTCTATAAGCTAACAGTTAATCAGTCACCAAAGTTTAAAAGGATGTTACCACGTATCTTAGATATAAAGGGTTTTAGCGGAGTGTTACTGCATCGTGGGAACTCAGCAAACGATTCGTTGGGCTGTATTTTATTGGGCTACAAGAAAGGCGATAACTCTATATTTAAAAGCACAAAAGCTGAAATTGATTTAGTAAACCGATTATTGTTACATAACAACGAAGTTCACTCAATTGAAATAGTATAAAGCAAAAAAGCACCTTACGGGGTGCTTTTAAGTGTTAGAAATTTTTATGAAAAAACACAAAGAACGATGAGCAAAATTAAACAATTTAAAACAATATACAAATGTTATTACAAGTAGTAAATGATACACTAACAACAGTAGTTAGTGAAGTAGTTAATACAGCAGTTGCGGTCCATGAAGTAACTGGTGGTGGAGCTTTCATCAATGGAGTTGATAATTCAGTAGTTGGTTCAATAGTTACTTTATTAGTAGCAGCTATCATTCGCCATTGGGAAAAGAAAAAGATTAAAAAGAGAGCGAATAAGAATTAAAATTTTCTTATTGATTTTTAATTAGTTAGCAATTATTTTAAAAAATAGTTGCTTTTTTTTGTTGTTTATATTATAATTTGCTTTATATTTGCTTTATAATTAAAAACACAAACAATGAAAATCACAATTGAACGCAAAGAAAAAGTACAAGTGGAAGTTCAACTTCCAATGTTTACTAAACAATCTTACCATTATTACATGGTAGAAGAAAGTAGAACAACTGTTTTATTTTTTGGTGAAAATGAGCAATCTATTACAGTTACTCAACACATGATGCAATATCCATGCAGCTATGAAAAAATAGAAGAGAAAGAATTTAACGAAGTTTATAACACCATTAAAAAACAGATTTATGAATAACGAAAATCAAATAGAACTAAACAATAATTTAGAGTATTGGTATGGCTTTATAGATGCTAACTTACTAATATATAATAAAAATAATTTAAGTCGAGTTAACTTAGAAAACTCAATTATGGAAATGTTTATTACTGATATTGAAACTCAATTTTACTTTCAGTTCTTTGAGAAGGGAAAAATAATAGGTAGGCATAAAATATTTATAGGTAATAATCAATATGACAATGACTGGAACTTACAATTGTTTCAGGAACTAATTAAGATGTTTAAATCCTTAGATGTTAAATTTCAATTAAAATAATATATAAACAATAATACAATGGAACAATTAATAGAATTAAAAAAAGCAATCGTAGAAAGGTTTAAACTAAACGCATACATTTTAGAATTAGAAAAGACAATAGAAAATCATGCAAATAAATTCACCTTTGAAAAATATAAAGGGACAATAATATTAAGAGGTGGGTTGCAATATGAATTATTTGGAGTTATGGCACAAAGTTATACTTGGACTAATGAAATTAAACCAAATAATGTAAAATTGTCTTTAATTTATACTATAATATCTAAAATAGATAGTAATCAAAAGAAAGCGTTATTAAAAGCAAAAGACAAATTTAATAATGATAAATATATGGGTTGGTATGATGGGAAAAAAAAATTATGGATAGAAGAAAATTATGAAATTGAGCCAGAATTGATAATGAATGATGAAATAAATTTGAGAATTGATAATATTAAATAATGACTTTAAAAATAAATTTAAAAAAACAAATATGAAAATACCCGAAACAATTAAAACAAAAATGAGTGATTACTATACATTTGGTGACCACACAAAAATTAAAAGATTAGGAATACAAAAGAAAAAGCCATTCAGCTTAGTAACAATAGGCAAGGCTTTTAAAGAGGGAGAGTGCCATGACGATTTACTCGACTTAATAGATGAATTTTATAACACAAAAATTAAAAAGTATGGAAAATAAATTTTATACAGATGGCTTAACAAAAAGAAGTTTACAAGCCCTAAATGATATTCAAAGAATAGAAAGTGAGCTTTATGATACTGCAGAAAGATTAGGTGAAGTACAAAGAGCTGAACTTTATGACCAAAATTTAACGGAAAAGTACTATCTACTTAAGAATCAGTTAGAAACAATTACAGATAATTTTTTAAATTATAATTCAGTTAAAAATTAATTATTAAATTTGTAACCATGAAAACACAAGAACAAGCAATCCTCGATGCCCTTTTAGGTGGGCAAGTGATAACAGGCTCAAATGCCTATTCCATCACTAAAAAAGAATGTGCATGTGGCACTCTTAACCTTCACAAAGTTTTAGCTAAGATAAGAGATAAAGGTTATACCATTAATGAGCAGTGGTGCATCAATTCTAAAAGCAATACACGATTTAAAGAATTTACAATTACCAATAAAAAACAAAAGAAAAATGGAAACTAAACTAAACAGCGGAGCAATCTTTAAGAACTCTAAAAAGACAAATGAAAAACAACCTGACTATCAAGGAACAGTAAACGTAAACGGAAAAGAAATGCAAATCTCTTTATGGTTTAAAGAATCACAAAAAGGGACTAAGTATTTTAGTGCTGCATTCCAAGAACCTTTTAAAAAAGAAAACCAGGTAATGACTAAGCCAAATAACTATGATACACACCAAGAATTTAGAATAGATAGTAAAGATGATTTACCATTTTAAAAATTAATAATTATGAAAACCAAAGAACAAACAAACGAAACAAAATCACTATTTAAAAGTTTAGCAGCATTCCAACAAGAAGTGCCAGTGATACATAAAGAGACAAAAGGTTACGGATATTCCTATGCAGACCTTCCAACTATCTTCAATGTTATCAATCCATTATTAGCAAAACACGAACTTGGCTTTACTCAACCTATTATGGGCGATTGTGTTAAAACAATTATATTCCATGTAGAAACAGGGGAAAGCATTGAATCCTTAACAGATATTCCTAAAGGTGTTCAATTAGCTAAAATGAATGATTTTCAAGTTTTAGGTAGTGCAATTACTTACATTCGTAGATATGCTTTAAGTTCAATTTTAGGCTTAGTTACTGATAAAGATACTGACGCAGCAGGTGAACAAGAAAACACAGTTAAACACGAACCTAAACCATTAAATGTAATAGGTATTAAACAACAATTAAAAGGTGCTAAATCATTAATTGACTTACAAAATATATGGGTTAAATTAAGTAATGAAGCTAAATTAAATGTAGAAATAAGTCAGTTAAAAGATGAACTTAAAACACAATTACCGTAATGGAATCAACAATAGAAATTTACTCACCTACGTGGTGGGAAAATAGATTAGGTAATTTCACAGGAAGTGAGATTTGGAAATTAATGACTGAACCAAGAGCTAAAAAAGACTTACTTAGTAAAGGTGCTGAAACTTACATTCGGGAAAAAGTTTACGAAAGGTTAAGCGGTCAGCCTAAACAAAGTATTGATAACTATGCAACAGCATGGGGGCATGAAAATGAGCCAATAGCGAAGCGATATTATACTGCCCGAACAGGTAATGAGATAATAGAAGCAAAGTTGCTTATAAGTGAAAATATTGAAGGATTAACAGGCAGTCCTGATGGCTTAGTTGGTGAGGAAGGAATGATTGAAATAAAATGTCCTTTTGTTGGTTCTAATCATTTAAACTTTTTCTTTAACGAGGAAACTTTTGAAAGTGAAAACAATGACTATTATTATCAAATGCAATGCTATTTACTTTTAAGCGGTCGTAAATGGTGCGACTTTATATCTTTTGATCCTCGATTAATTCTTAACTCCGATGCTGGTTTATACATTAGAAGATGGGAAGCTAATGAAGAGGTACAGGAACGAATGATTGAGAAAGTAACTATTGCAAGGGATTTATTTAACCAATATTTAGATGCGTTCAATAAAAAATAAAAAGTGTAAGGAGTGCGGTGGTAACTTCACTCCTTTTAAAACCACTCAAGTAGTATGCGGAGCTAAATGTGCAGCAAAGTTAGCTGAAGCGAAAGTATGGAAAGAACGTAAAAAAGTAATGATCGAAAACACCCGTACCCGAACTGAATGGTTAGCTTTACTTCAAATAGTCTTTAACAAGTATATTCGTTTAAGGGATGCAGGTAAACCTTGTATTTCATGTGATAGACCATTAACAAGTAAATTCGATGCTGGACATTTCTTTTCAGTAGGTCGTTATCCTAACTTAAGATTTTGCGAAGATAACGTACATGGGCAATGCGTTCATTGTAACCAGCACTTACATGGAAATCACTTAGAATATAACGAAAGAATACAGCACAGAATAAGCGCATTTAATTACGTTGTATTAATGAATAAAAGAAACGATGACCTTAAACTAACCTTAGATGAAATAAAAGAATTAATTAAAGTTTATAAATTAAAAATCAAAGAACATGGAAAAGCAACTAACGAATGATGAATCAAAACTTGAATTTGAAAGCCATTTATTAATTGGTTTATTTAAATCAACAGTTGAACAATCAACACAATTAACAGGTAAATTCAAACAGAAGATGAAAGCTGATTTTAACCTTTGGCAGAAACAAGGTTTTAAAATAGTTGATGAACTTGAAAAAAGGAATATAACAGATGTGGAATACTTAGATAAGATAGGAGATATTTATCATACTATGAATTCAAATATGAGAGAAGAATTTTATAAAGGATTGGAATAATATGAAACTATTTACTCAAAATTCAGATTTAAGAAAAACAGGTATTTTTGGATGGACTTTACCTGCCCATTGGGTTAAACTTTCAGACGGGAGTAAATTTAATACATGCCCAAATGCTGGAATATGTGCAGCTTTTTGTTATGCTAAAAACGGTACTTATATGTTTTCAAATGTTAAAAAAGTACATTTAGAAAAATTAGAACTTGTTTTATTTCAACGTGAAAAATGGAAGTTAATGATAAATGAAGAACTTAAACTCAAAAAGTATATTGGTAAGTATATTCGTATTCATGATGCTGGTGATTTCTTTGATAAACAATACGCATTAGATTGGATTGAAATAGCTCAAAACAATAAACAATGTATATTTTATTCCTATACAAAGGAGATAAGTTTATTTAAATCAATAGAAAATATTCCTGAAAACTTTATTCTTATTTATTCTTTTGGTGGTAAGGAAGACCATTTAATTGATAGAAATATTGATAGGCATTCAGATGTATTTCCTAATTATGATGAAATGATTAAAGCTGGTTATAATGATATAAATGAAGATGACAAACAAGCTGCAATAAATGTAAATTTTAGAGTTGGTTTATATCGCAATAACATAAAACATTTTATTAAAAAGATGGGGGACAAAAAGTTTTCTGAATGGCAAAAAGGTGAAAGACCAACAAAAAATACTTTGTTTTAATTAAATTTATTTGTATATTTGTACCCGATGAGTTGCAGCATCTTTAATATTATTTTAATCCCTTTGGTGAGTAGAGCCTGCAACCTCGAAAGCCGAAGGGTTTTTTATTTCCTATAAATGAGAAAAGCAATTAACTTTTTTAGAAGTTATTTTGAAGTTGCAAAAGAATTAAACGATAAAGATAGGTTATCCTTTTATGATGCGTTATTAAATAAGCAATTTGAGAATATAGAGCCTAACTTAAAAGGTATGGCTAACTTCGCTTATATTTCACAAAAACATTCTATTGATGCCCAAGTAAAAGGTTACTTTGATAAAACAAAAGATGAACAATTTAACCCTAACCAACCCCCTTCGGTAGGGGCTACACAACCCCCTTACCTACAAGAGAAAGGGCAAGAGAAAGAGAAAGTAAAAGAGAAAGAGAAAGAAGAAGTACAAGTCGTATCAAAAAAAATTAAACTTCGTGAATATGTATTTATTTATCAATCTGAATTAGATAAACTTAATTCTGAATTTTTAGAACATGAAGTTAATTGGATGCTTGATAAACTTAATGACTACAAAGCAAGTAAAGGTGTTCAATACAAATCAGACTACCATGCTATTAATATGTGGGTAAAAAAAGCATTTGAAAAAGAGAAAAAAGACTTTATAAAAGATAACAATACTTTCTCAACTCGAATGCAAATAGTTCAAAATACAATTAACAACACAGACTGGAATAAACTATGAGTAACTTAACTACAGTTGGCTTTAACCAATTAGAATTGGAAGCCCTAAACAAAATGCCTGAACATCTTAAAATTTATGTTTCAGCAAAAAATGAGCAGAAGATAATAAACATTGAACGTGGCGAAGCTCTTAGACTTATTTTCACAGAAATAATGAAAACAATTGAATTATCAGGTGAGAATAAAAAATATGCTTTGGAAAGTGACCAGCTCAAAAACGTTTCTAAATTCATTTATGAATACGTTTTAGAACATTATAAGGGTATAACACTAAGTGAAATTAGAAATGCGTTTAAATCAGTAATAAGC